AGTATACATACTACAAAATATTTATATCGTATATATTTATTTATTTTACTTAATTTCAAAGTAATCATATGTAAATGTTGCGGAACATTCTAATACAGATTCACCATCTCTATTAGAAAGTGTTACCTGCCCTAAGTTTACTGGCCACATTCTAACAAAAGATATTCTTAAAATCTCTGAATTAAAGTTATTTAAAATTTGTAATGATCCGTCTACTGAGAAATTTCTGTAATGTTCCATAAGTTTAGTTTTAAAATTAGAAATATATTCTATCCAACGCCAAATAACATTCCAATTTTTAAATTCTGTATCTACTATAAAATCAACTTGAAACTCATCAAATATTATAGGTCCTTGTGCTATTTTTGATTTAGCCATATGCCAATTAACTTCGCCCGGTTCTAAACCTATACCTGGTATTATAGTTCCGTGTATATTCAAAATTAGTTCTTCAGACGCATGTATAGCTATTTGATTAGGTAAAAGTGGAAAAACTAACCTAAAATTAGAAGGTGTTGATTTATTTAATTGAATATTAAGTGGCATAGTTATTTACCGATTAAATAATAAAAGCAAGAACAGCTGCTACTACTGATGTTGTAATGATAGATATTATAAAAATTTTAAAAAATTTTTCACTTCTTATTTCATCATCTATTTTATCAACTACAGTATCCACTTTTTCATGAACCTTTTCACCTGTATCTTTTATATCTTCTTTAATATCTTCCCATTTTTCTTTAATATCGCTCATTATTTTTCTCCCATAATATCATATCTATTTTATTAATTATATTTTCACTTGTTATTTCATCTGAATGTTCAGGTCCTTCAACATCATCTGTATCTGCGGTTTTTTGTGTTTTTATAGGATTACCCCAACCATCAGTAAAAGGACCTATATCATTACCTAAAAGTCTTGATGTTTTTGGTACTGGCTTAGGATTTTTATTATTCATATGTTTAAACATTCTATCAGATACAGGACCATTTTTATGTAAAGTATCATGATATACTTTAGTAGATGCCTGTGCTATAGTGGAATCAAATTCATCCCATGTCCATTCATCTTCATCTGGTATCCAATTAGTATTAAATGAAGTTAATTTATTATAATAAGGAATGTTTTTATATTTATCACCTATTATAATATTTCCTGTAGGAAAATCATCATCACCAGAAATAGCATTATTACCAGATTCAGGATAACCATATGTTATTGTTGATTCATTTAGTTTTAAATATTTTTCCCAATTCATTTTATTGTCCATAAATTATTTCAGTTCCAACCTCTTTACCAAGTTGAAATATTTCATATTTATAAATTTTTTCATCTTCTTCATTTAAATATGGACTTATACCTGTAAATACTTGGGATTCACCTGATATAGCAGATGAAAACATAGAAGTTGTATCTTCAAATGCTGCTTTCCAAGCAGCATCATTGGTATAATAATTAATGAAAATTTGTTGAATAAGTCCATAATCTTCAACAGGTCTGAAAAGATATGCCTGTACATTAAAATCCATTGTGTATCTTATAACACGCCTTTCTTCTTCTCCTAAGTCGGAAGTAATATCAGGACTAGCACCTGAAAATACAACTTTAACATCAAAATTGAAATCAAGTTCTGGTATATATATCCTAATAAATATATGAGGTGCAAAATACGCCAATACCTGTTCTAATATTTGATCAACATCTGACATATATTTTGTCCAAATATATACAGTAAATCCAAGATTATAAGGAACAGGATTTAAAAATCTTTGTATAGTACCTGCATCCGCAGAAGTAGTTTTAGTTAATATATGATAATTACTTCCCATTCTATCACTAGCGAATTCAACAGAATTCATAGTGACACTCATTATAGGAAGCATTTCATCCTGGTGATTTTCAAATATATAATAATATGCCCTTTCTTTGGGTGCAAATTTTATAGGAACATTTATATATTTTATAAAATTACCAGATTCATCATATCTTTTTATCTTTATGTCATTAAATACATCAAGAAATTGTGTTATTGTTTTTCTTAATGCTTGATAATAATAGTAAGTTCTCATATTTTATTCATCATAAGTAAATTTTTTGTAATAAGGATCATCTGGTCCTATTGGTGTAATGCCTTTTGTAGTGGTCTTTTTTATATAATTTTTCCAAGGATTTACTTCAAATATGGATTTACCATGTGATTCCATTCTATACGCTTCCTTATATATACCACCACCCCATCTACCATCTTCCATCAACATAAAAACACCAATTTCACATTTATCAACAAGAATATTAAAAATTTTAAAACCCATTTTTTTAACTTGTCTATCAAATCTTTGTTTTTGATTAGGATTTATAATTAAATGATTGGGCCATTTTTTCATAATCATTTTTATAGCTTTTATTTCTTCATTTGTATTATAATATAATCTTGGATGTCCAAAATATATATATTTTTCAGCTCCTTCTTCTGTGATTAAATATTTTTCATATATTTTCATTTTTCAGTTCCTTCTTCTGTGATTAAATATTTTTCATATATTTTCATTTTTCCTCATCTTCCAATTCATATGTAGCTGTTGAACCATATGTGGATTTATTAGGATCAAGAACCATAAATTGTAAAAATATTTTATTTTTAAAACCAGGTACCCATACTTCCATAAACTCTAAATATTTTTCTTTAATTTTCAATTGTTTTGATAAATATTTTTTCGCTTTAATTATAAGTTTATCATCTATATTTTTTTGCTTATTTTTAAATTCTTCCCCTAAATATCTAACAAGTTTCACCATTATTCACCTATTTTTACAGTTCTAGCTATTTTATTTTTCATTTTCTGAAATTTATTTATTAAATTGTCATATGATGGTTTTATCACATTAGGCGCTTCTTTTTTCATATCTTTTAATTGAGATATATGATCATCAATTTTTTTTAATAAAGGATCTTGAAGTTTTTCTTCTGCTATATTTTTCTCAGCATTTTTTTCCATTTTTTTCAATCTTGAATAATAGTCGGGTATTTCTACAAGATGATCCATTGCAATTTCTTTTGCTAATTTCTCATCATCTGTATGTTCCATTTCTATTTCAATACCCATTTTTAATTCTTTAGGATCAAAATCACTAGGTTTTCTTTTATCAGCTAGACCACCTTTTATTTTATCTTCTTTTAAAAGAGATCCTAATATCATATATATATGTTCTTCAAATTCATGTTCATCTATATCTAATGAATTAGCAAGATTATGAATGTCTTTATCAGAAGGTTTGGGATTATTTTTAAAAAAGTTCTTTATTTTATCATGAATATCTTTCATATCCATTTCATTTATTTTTTCTTTCTTTTTTAATATACTACGTTCATATGCTTCATATATTTTATCTGGCTTATAGTTTGGCATTTTTTACTCCTTTAGTATCCATAAATTGATGTATCTACATTTCCGTAACCATCTATATCATTACTATATTCTTCTATATATGTATTATCTCCAAAAGATTCAACACCTGATGGACTCATATTTAACATGAGATCAGGAGTATCACTAATATCTCTAGCAGATTCCGATTCTTCTGAAAATCTGTAAGGTTTCATAATAAATGAATATACATTTTTACTTACTTGAAATATACTTATTTCCTTTTTAACTGTTACAATTTCATAAGATCTATCATTCCAAAGAGTTTTTATAACATCACCGGTTTTAGGTGTTATTGTTGTGGATACATCTCTTATAAACATTTTTATAGGTATAAAACCAAACATTATCATATCTTCTGAATGTAGACCAAATGATGTTATCATCTGTGGTTCATCTGTTACCTCATAAACCATATTGGTTGTGTATGGACCATCATAAGTTAAATTTTGATATAGTGGTTCACCATATAATACATCTGTATCAACATTGGTATAATTAGAAACATAGTATTCAATTTCAACACCTGATATGTCAACAAACTCAACTATATATTCATCCCATAAATCATGTTCAGGATTATTGTTTATATCATATAATCTAAATTTAGGTCTTCTGTATCGACTAACGTTTGCCATTGTAATCCTTTATTTTAATTTTTTAATAAGTTTCATATGTGTTTTCATTACAGTGGTTACTAACTCTTCCAATTCTTTGACTCTATTTTTTAGTAATTCTATTTCTTCTTCCAATACTTCAATATTATTTATATTATTTTCTATTTTATTTGATGTATTTGATTTACCTTTTTTTCGTGACATTCTTGAATCAACGGCTTTAAAAAAAGCGTCATCCGCGTCTATATCGCTTTCATTAACTGTTTTTTTAGGTACAACTTTATCATGTCCATCAAAAGGAGTTGGTTGTTTTATAAAACTTCTTTTTCTATTTTCTGGATTCTGTAACATCTTTTCATAAATATTTGATACACTCATTTTTTAAATTACCTCTTAGATATTTCTATTCCTTTTATAAATGTTCTTGGATTATAACTTATTTCTAAAATTCCTTTTACAAAAAATTTTGGTTTTGGTTTAATTATTGTAATTGCATAAATATGATTAACGTAGGAAGTAAGATTGAGTTTGTTTACTATAACATCTATATTAATAGGCGTTATAATTGAAACATCAACACCATTGATATTAATAGATAAATTTTGATTATTAACATTTAAATTTGGTGAATTATTAATATTTATAGAATTTATATTAATATTTTTTTCAAAAAATGTTGGTACAATATATTTAATATCACTTTGTATAATAGGAGAATGTATTAATATATTAGAATTTATCACATTTACAGGTTTAGTTAATGCTATTGAAACATTATTAATATCTGTTATTATATTAGATTGTTTATTTAAATCTAATATAATAATTGGTGTTTGATTATATGTAACTAAATCTAAATTTATAATATTCAATAATACATCAACATTTGGTGCTGATATATCTAAATTAGGTTTATGAATATTTATAGATGGTGATAAAACATTGTTAATTGGATAATCAATAGTTATACCATTATTATATATACTAAATTGAATTGGATTTAAACCAACTTCTACATTTTTACTAATAGAAACAATAGAATTATATATAGCAGAACTTAAAGAATTTACACCAACAGGAAAATTCTTGGAAGATATTGGTGTAACACCATATATAGCAGAACTTAAAGAATTTACACCAACAGGAAAATTCTTGGAAATAGATACATTTATTGTATTACTGATAAATGGTATTGATATAATTTCTAATTGTTTTTTTATACCTATAATAATGTTATTTAATTGAATATTTATATTTAATGGATCTACTAATAAAGTAATATCACCATCACCACTTTCAAATATAGTATCGGTT